ATTTTCAACAGATTGACATCCTCAGCATCTTTTTTATCAAGCATGCCAATTCTTTTGTTGTCGCGGCTGTTTATACCACAATAATTTGTGATTGGTGCATTGCATACAATAATACCTGCAGCGTGCACTCCTGTGTGGGATGCGTGTGCTTCTATGTGTCTGACAGATTCCATATTAGGATATTTTTCAATGAACCTGCGGCCAACATCAGAATCAGCAAATGTATCTTCCATCAACATATTAGCACGGGCATCACCACCAGACCGTTCCATCATTGAATCTTTTAGTTCCTCAACATCATCTAAAGGAACCCCAAGTGCTTTTGCAAACCTTGTTATTGCTGATTTTGGCTTGAGTCTATTTACATTGCCTATTTGTGCAACATTATCTGCTCCATATTTCCGCTTTAGATAATTCATGACAAGGTGCCGCTTTTCATCTTGGAAATCAACATCAATATCTGGCAGGTCAAATCTGTTGATATCAATGAATCTCTCAAAATACAGGTCATATTCAAGCGGATCAATTTCTGTTATTCCCATTAGATAGCACACAAGTGATCCAGCACTGGATCCACGGGCCGGGCCAACTGCCATTTTTGTTTTTGCATATCGAATCAAATCAGCAGTCACAAGAAAATAATCAACATAATCTTTTTCTTTGATTAATTTCATTTCATTTTCATATCTGTCTTTATATGGGCCTGGATTCTTGATATCTATTCCATGAAGCTTTGCCCCTTTTTCACTCCAGTCTTCAATACAATCTTTGCCAATATATTTTACCATAGGTGCATGGTGAAGTGTTGCATCGCACACATCTAATATAGCTTTTAAATTTGACAATGCATCTGTTCTTCTTGGGAATTCAGCCAGCCATTCTGCATATGACAAGATATGTTGCGGTGTAGTTTTTCTTTCACGCTTTCTCAAGTCTGCAAATGGCTCATATATTGCTACATCTGAGTTGTTTATATAGTTATTATCAATACAGGCTATTGCTGGAAAATCATTATTGCTCCGCTGTGAGAATGGTGTTGCTGGACTCAACTCAAAAAATATGTCTCTTTTTATCAAGTCAACTCTTGGTGCCAACCCACTGAGTATTATGATGTTGTCTGTTATTTTATTCAACTGGTCATAACTCAACCTTTGTCTGTAATAAAATTGTTTGTGTGCTTGGTCAACCAGTGCATACAATTCTTTTAAACCATCTGAATTTTTTGCAATGAAAGACATATTATTGAATGCATATCTTCTGATTTTCAGGTTTAAATCTTCTACAACAGGCAACACAACACCATATATAGGCTTCACACCTGCTTTTTTACACACCTTCTGCCACCTTATGTGACCAAATGTATTCCCAAAATCACAGATCCCAGATGAATCTGCAACCTTTGAACAATGGTTGACTACTTTGTCTATGTGGCCATATACAGCACCAAATGTGAATTCAGTTTTTAAATTTATCCACAAAACAAACCTCCACAACCTTCATGCATGTGGCTTCATCAAACAAGCCTATGTGGCAAGAATCTTCTGGAATACCAAGTTGCCCTGACAACCAGATATATGATTCTTTCCTGGTTCTTTTCCCAGTTTTCCAGATGGAATCAAATGCAATGTGTGCAAGACTTTTTGCAAATCTCAGGTCTTTATTTGCAAGCCTTCCAAGTGGCTCCATCCCAGTTTTTCCATGTTTATCACTTTGTCTGTGGCAACCAACATATGCATCACAAGACTTGCACATCCAAAATTTTCGAGAGTGCAGGTCCGGCCTGTGTGGGTATATGCTGCACCCAGTCACAAGGTGTGCAGGTTGCTTGCAATATGGGCATGTAATATTATTATGTGTGTATTCCTTGTTGCTCATGAAATTAACCTCTTTTAGAAGAAAATAACAGTTATAGGTGCCATCAAATTTCCACTTTTAAAAAATCTTAATACCTTAGTATGCAAGTTTTTTATTGCCATAATACTCCAATTTCTGTGGTATATAATAAGCACCTATAACTATCTGTAATTATTGATTATTCTGAGCCATCTTCTTTATTCTTTTTCCAGTTCCGCTTTTTCACAGTTTCACTCCAGGTTTCTGTGAGTATTTTCTCAATGTTGAATCCCTTTGTTGTACAATATCCAATCAGATATATCATGATATCACCAACAGCATCACAAGCAAGCTCATCTCTGTGAGCACAATCTCTTATGCCTTGCTCTCCTTTCAGTTCGGCATGAGCAAGCTCACCAACCTCTTCAACAACACCAAGCAACGGGTGCCAGTATGGCTGGTCACCAAAATTATTTTCAGTCCACCTTCTGTGCTCAGACTGGATCTTTTCAAGAACACCCATATATCAAATTCCTTTCAACCACTTATAATTTTCAATTGTGGCAAGGACATCAACCCTTGCCCGGTGCGCACCATCAATTGTTTTTCCAGTTGCAAGCTCATATAATTCACCATTTTTTAAGCGGTGTCCCTTTATGTGCATAGATTGCTCAACTGTGCAGAACTGAACAGGCGGATATGGAAATTGAAATTCTTTGCCAAGCCTTCTCAACTCATTCACCACCATCATAAGATCAAATGTCAAATTATGAGCAACCATAGTATGAGAGCCAAAAAACACAGAAATTAGTGGTCTGACAATTTCAGCAAAGATAGGAGCATTTGCCACATGATTATTTGTTATTCCTGTGATTTTTGTGATCATAGGTGTCACTGGTCTTGGTGGCTTGACAAAAGTGTCAATTTCATTCACAATTTCAAAATCATCAGAAAATTGTATTGCGCACAATTCTATGATGTATGGCTGGAGTGAAATGTCAGCACCTTCTGCCTCCAATAGACCAGTTGTTTCAGTATCAATTGCAGTTATCATCATATAGATCCAAGCGGATAATTGTCAGCACCAGCGATATGGGAACTGTTGCTTTGATCAACATCTTCACCAATCATGATTCGTTCAATCAGCTTGAGGTCAAACCCAAGTGATTGTTTTGAATCAAACACAACATAGTGATATTTTCTCTTGTTATTGATGACAGGATTTGTGTGTGCTTTTGTCCAGACTTCTTGGGCAATCCCAATCCCAATATCTGCCATTTTGGCTTTCATGTCATCAATCTGTTCACCAGTTGCATGATATCCAAGGTGGCTTTGGAACACAGGGCTTTGCTCAAAATTGTTGCGTTTTTCATGCCAGTTTGAGCCACCGATGTATTTGAGGATTTCAAGCTCAAAGCCGAGTTGATAGTTGAAGTTTAGCTCTGCAACATTCTGGGTTTCTTTGCCAAACACAAAGCCATCAGCAACAACATAATCCTGAACCCATTCTGTAAGCCCCAGTGTCTTGAGAGTTTCAATCAATTTTTCAGGATTATCTGTAGCAAATGCAATCTGTTCTACTTTCATATCAATCTCCAATTTATGTGTGTAAAATAGCCAATCTGTGGCAGTTAACTGTTTGTGTGTTGCATAGGGTGTATAATTTTTGAAAACATTACTTGTTGAAATAGTTGCACAAATTTGACTATTTCAACAAGTATTTTTAGTAACGTTTTACATAGCAGCATCACTTCCCATAGGGAATAATTGTTCCAGCCATGTATTTATGCCGCTGTTTTGTTGAGAGGATAAAGGCAATGAACTCACCAAGGGTGTCTGCATCAGTCTCTTCACCAGCAGGGAGGGCAGACAACTGGTATTCACGAGCATGCTCTTTTGACCACCCACGGATGCCACAAACCTTTTCATCAATATAGTCTGACATTCCTGTTCCAGAAACCCTGTTGGGGGATATACCAAATACAGTGATGCCTTTTGGGCCGAGTTCTCTTGACATCTGAAGTGTCATGATGTGAGCAGCACCTTTGCTTGCATTGTATGCAATGCTGTTTGTCATCGGCATGTGGGATGCATTTGATACAATGTTTAAGATTGTACCATTATTTTCCATCAGGGTTGGCATCATCACCCTTGTGGTGTTGAATATGCTTTTTGCATTTGTTCTGATGATTCTGTCAAACTGAGCCTCAGGAGTGTTTTCAATCCAGTCAATGAAATTTACACCAGCATTGTTGATGAGGATGTCGATGCTTTTGATCTTGAGAAACTCAAGTGCATGTTCAACCTGAAGTTTGTATGATACATCACACTTGCACCACTTAGATACAAAACCTTCAACAGATCCTTCTGCAGGGCATTCTTTATCAAGGTTGTATATTCTATACTCTGGATTTGCCTGGCTGATGTTGCGGATAATAGCAGCACCAATTCCATTTGATCCACCTGTTACAACTACAGTTTTGTTTTCACTCTCAGACATTGTTTTCTCCTTTGTTGTTTAATTTTTCAAGATACATAGCAGAATAAACAGCAAGATCCTTCCACGAATCAATGTGATCTTCTGATCTGGCACGGCCAGTAGCAATGCGATTGATTTTTACGACAACCAGATCAATTATATGCCAGAAATAAAAATCATCTGCTGTTTTTAATGTAATGCCATCCGGGAATAGTTCTGCCATTATTTTACCATGTCTCTTATATGCAGAACCATATTCTTTGTCTTTGGTCTTAAATAGCTCACCAAGATCAGTAAGAATATTCCAAACAGATTCTTTTTTTGTTGAGGCTTCAGGATTTCTAACTTTTTTTGCTGTTGGTTTAAAACACAATGACTCACCTTCTTTATCAACAATGATGCTTTTTATACCAATGGAGTGATACATCCTGCAGATATCACGCCTGTCATCATATGCAGATATGATATCAAATTCTTTTTTGAGCTCAAGTGCTTTTTTCATCTTCCAGACTACACTTGGTGTTGAGTCTTTTTTCAAGATCAACTTGTCATACCTGATTTTTTTTGCTTGAAGCCAAGCACTTGCAAATGATAGATAGTGTGCTGGCTTTGCTGATAGAATAATTACATATATTCCATATTGTTTTGCTCTTTTTAGATCTGCTACAATTTTTTCATTAGTTTCATCAGTTGACAATCCAATATTCCACAATTCATACAACTTTAATTCAAGGTAGTGAATCCTGTGGTTGCAATTGGATAGTGTTCCTTCCAAATCAAAAATGATTGCACGTTTATGTGTACTCATATTGTTGCCTTGTTTGCTGTCTCTGTTGTTGTTGTGATGGCTTGATATTTACCAAGCCACCACAGATTATATTTACATAGTCATGCCATTCTTGTTTGCAACAGGGTTTGCAACATGATTTGTTTTTTCCCAGATTGATTTGATAGCAGGAGTAACATCACCAGGGTTAGCACAGTATGGCTGGATTGGACACTTTGTGTATCTGGGGAAGGCACAAATACCATATTTGCAGCAATAACACTGGACCAATTGTTGCGCCCAAGGGTGGATCTCAAGGATCTTGTCAACAACCATTTTGAATACATCCTGATATTCACCTTCTGCTCTTCTGCAGAGTCTGAGCTCACCCATCTGAGCAATAGTTCTCAAGTTTGCTGAAACAATGATTTCTGTGTGAATTGCTGTTGGAAGTATTCCACGAGCATCCTGGACAGGCACACCTTTATCAATTAGTCTTCCATAATTCTGGAGTGCCAACTCTGCAGAGTCAACATACTCCGGCTCATCACTTGTG